CATAATGATTAGTAATTGTTTTATCAGATATAGGAATATCAAATAATCCAACCCATATATTATGTTTACTATATTCAACAACTTCCTTTTCCCAAGCAGAATCCATATATGGTGCATGAACAACTCTTAAATCTGTTCCCATTGTTGCTTTTAGTATATGGTCTACTGAATTATGTAATATATTTGAATGTATCTTATGTTTATTATCAACAATACATTTCATTGGTGTATAATGCCCATGAAGTATATTGATTCTTCTGGCACCATTACAAAGTTCTTCAAACTTTTCTATATCATCTCCATGCCAATAAGTTTCGATTGGAAATTTATAATCAATTTGGTCAAAATTGTTTGGTTTGTTTCTATGAATAAGAAGTATTGGTTTTACATCTAGTTTTGGTACAACTAATTCTAACCAATCATTTACCCATTTATCAGAACCTGCGTTGGTATAAGGGCCACCGCCAGTTGTGTAATAAATATCGTACATTTATTTGATTTTTGATTCTAACTCTTCTACTCTTTTAAGAAGTTCTTTATTAGATTCTATTAGTAGAGCTACTATCTTTTCGTATTTTACCGCTTTATATCCACTTTCTCTTGTTTCTACAATCTCTGGTAATACTTTTTCTATTTCTTGTGCAATTACACCAACATCGTGTTGACCTTTGAATACTTCGTGTTTATCATTCCAATCAAACGTATATCCACCGATTTGTTTAATTTTATCATTTGGATTTTCAATTGGTGTAACATTATCTTTATATCTCTCGTCTGAAGAAGCATATGCAACAACATCTTCACCAACATTAAGTGTTTTAGCGATACCAACACCACCATCAACGACTAATCCACCTGTTGTTTTAGAAGTTGATTGTGTAGATGTTTTTACTTCTACAACACCACTACTTTGTACTTGGAATCTAGCACCAACATCATCTTGAATTTGAAAAACACCATTTGTATTGGCAATTATAAAATCATCATTGTTATTGGTGTCAGTAAGATATATTTTTGGTGCAGCATTTGATATTGTTAAATCACTACTAAATGTTTTTGCTCCACTAAATGTTTGTGTTCCACTTAGGTGTGCAGTATCTGAATCTAAGTAAGCCGATGCAATTGCAGTACCTTGCCAAACACCAGTACCAATAGTACCAACAGTTGTGATGTTAGCCTGAGTAAAGTGTTCATTTGTGTTGAAGTTTGTAGTTTGGTCGTGGTCAATTTGTGATGAACCACTAATTACACCTTGTCCTAATTTTTTTGTGTATAAAGTATCTGATTCTGTTTCAGTATAATATCTTCCATCTAAATTTACTGTACCTGCAGTTGCGGTGGTAACGTGTCCATTAGAATCTAATGTGATTGTTAAATCTTGTATAACAGTACCATTTGAATTATTTTGTGATATATTTGAACCAGCACTTATATTTGGGTGTTCGGTTAAAAATGATGTTGAGTTGAATGCATTTGAACCAAGTTCTCTAGTTCCAACAACACCACTACCATTAATCATTAATGAAGTTGCTTCTGAGTTTTGTGCAGATAATCCACTAAGTGTAAGTGTTGCTGCTGTTACTTTACTAGTAAGTGATATTGAACCAGTTGTTATAGAATCAGTAGTTACAATATGTTCTACTGCATCTGAGCCATCGTTCTTTTTGAAGAATATTCTACCATCATAGGTATTGATGGCAAGTTCACCTAAGGCAAGATTACCAGTTCCAGGTACTTTCCCAGCTGTGGAAGAACGTTTTAATTTTATTGTTTGTGCCATTTAAACTAAAATTCTATTTAGATTTCAGTTCCTCAATCTCTTTTTTCAATTCTTTAATTGATTCAATCAGTAAAGGAACAATTTTGTCATATTTTACTGCAAGGTAACCATTTTCTCTCGTATCTACGAGTTCAGGCATAACCTCTTGGATTTCTTGTGCAATTACACCATAATCCTTTCCTTTATAAATATTCTGTTTTTCTTCATTCCAATCAAAAGTGTTACCACTTATTTGAGAAACTTTATCTAAAGCCCCCTCAATTGGTTGTATATTATCTTTTAACCTTTTATCAGATGAAATATATGCAACAATATCTCCTGTTGCTCCAACATCACCTGTTACTTTCAATTCATATGTTGCATCACTTGCACCACCTACACCAACTTTACCAAACTGTACACTATCACTTGTTCTTAAATCTTGGTTAAGATTTCCAACATATCCCCATTGAGCTGAAGATATTGTAGTACTTCCAATATTTGCTAACTGAGTTGCCTCATCACTTGTTAAAGATACACCTTGAACTTTTTCTACTGTTGCAGCGTTTGCACCTCCACTTAAATCACCACCAAGAGATACTTGAGATGAACCTGATATGATTCCACTTCCTACTCTTTCATATGAGGTTGGATTTGTAATATAAATTGGGCCTCCCATATTACCATGAGCAGTACATTGGTAATAAAGAGTATCAGGTGAGTTAAATGGAACATCAAATGTCAAAGTTGTATTGTTACCTGCATCTTGATTTGTTACACCATTGTTATATTGTGTACCTGCAGAACCATTTGCAGTTGATTGAATTCTAAATGGATGTCCACCTGATTTGTTTGTGAATCTATATTTTTGACCTCTTGTTAAGTAAATAGCAGGGTCATTTGAACCAGTTAAGTGTCCTGGTCCGGTAAATACATAATGATTAGAACCATCTGCACCTAATATCCATTCTGAAGTATGAATTGCAAGAGATGCGGTTTCTGCGAATGATGAAGATTCGAATGTTTGTTGACTCGAACCTGAAATTACACCAGTTGGTAGAATTGCAGTTACATTACCACTTGTTACTGTACCTAATGTTGTTAAACTACTATCACCTGGATACGCAGTTGCATCTGATAAATCAAATGCAGGAGTTGCATCTGATGAACCTAAGTTTACAGATACTCCACCGAATGAAACTGATTTATTAGTAATACTTGCACCATCCACTTGAGATGAACCACTAATTACTGTTTTGGCATCTAACCTTGTATCTACATTAGCATCAAAGTTTGTAATACTATTTGCGTTTACTTGAGATGAACCACTTATAACTCCATCTGCATCTAATTTAGTTTTTACTCTTGCATCTGTATAGTATTTGTTTGTTGCCTCACTTACATCATCAGTATCTATTGCCGAAATATCAATTCCATCTACGTTACCACTTACAGTTATATTTCCTACAATATGTAAATCATCACTAAATTGGAATCTTGAAGCAGAGTGGTCCCATGTTAAACTTTCATTTGCACCATCAATTGTAATACCTGCACCATCAGCTGCCGCGGAATCTGCTGCCCCACTTGCTATTGTAATATTTTTATCTTGTACGTTTAATGTAGTTGTATCAAGTTGAGTTTGTGTTCCTTGTACACTTAAATTACCAAGAATTGTTACACCACCAGCATCAATTGACATTGAATCATTAAATGATGATGTAAATGAATGAATATTTGTTATCTTAGTATCGTTTGATGCAGTATATGAATTTAGTGAAGTATTATAAACCTCATCATCTAAATATGTTTTATCAATTACAGTACCTTGCCAAACACCAGTACCGATAGTACCCACAGTTGTAATACTTGCTTGTGTAAAGTGTTCATTTGCATTAAAGTTTGTAGTTTGGTCGTGGTCTATTTGAGATGAACCACTAATTACAGTTTCTTCGTTTAATTTTGTTTTTACTCTATTGTTATCATAGTATAGATTAGTTAAACCTTCAATTACATCATCAGCAGTAAATCCTGTCTTATCTGCATTATCTAATACTACTTGTGAAGAACCACTAATTACTGTTTTAGCATCTAATCTCGTATCTACATTTGCATCAAAGTTTGTAATTGAATCAGCGTTTACTTGTGAAGAACCACTAATTACACCTTGTCCACCTTTTTTTGTAAATAAAGTATCCGATTCTGTTTCAGTATAATATCTTCCATCTAAATTTACAGTAGCAGAAGTTGCAGTAGTTACATGTCCATTAGAATCTAATGTGATTGTTAAATCTTGTAATACAGTACCATCTGAATTATCTTGTGATATGTTTGAACCAGCACTTATATTTGGGTGAGCAGTTAAGTATGAACCACTTGCACCTTCTAAGTTATCTAATCTACTATCGAATGAAGCAGTTGTAGAATGAATGTTTGTTATCTTAATATCATTTGATGAAGTATATGAGTTTAATGATGTTAAATCAACGGCTCCACCTGCAATTGCAGTTACACCTTGTGTAAAGTGAGTTGAGCCAGTATTTAAGTTAAGAGTAATATCACCCGAAACTCCACCACCACTTAAACCTAATCCAGCACCAACGGCGGTAATATCACCACCACCCGCTGAAACAATTGCATCGTTTACTGCAGCTGCAGTTGGTACTACTGTTGAGTCACCAAATATAGAACTCGTAACATTGAAGAATGCTGCAGTTCCAAGAGAACCAGTATTTGTTTCTAATTGGTCTAATCTACTATCGAATGAAGAAGTTGTAGATTCTATATTTGTAAATCTTGCATTGAATGAACTTGTATCGTTAGATGATGTGTATAATTCTATTCTATCTAACCTTTGGTCAAGTGATTCAGTTGTTGCCTGTAAGTTATCTAATCTACCATCAAAAGAGGAAGTAGTTAATTCTACATTATCTAATCTACCATTGATTGTAGTTACAGATGTATTTAAAGAAGCAGTTTCTAATTGTAATCTATCTAATCTCTGGTCTAAAGAAGATGTAGTAGTTTCAATATTATCTAATCTTGAATCAAGTGAAGATGTAGTAGTTTCAACATTATCTAATCTTGAATCAAGTGAAGATGTTACACCTGCAATTGTTGTACTTTTTGCCTCTTGAATATCTAATCTTCCATCTAAAGAAGAAGTTGTTGATTCTAAACTTGATAATCTATTATTTTGTACAGTTGCTGCAGTATCATTACTTGCAGTATATGAATTTAATGAAGTATTTAAAACTTCATCATCTAAATATTGTTTGTCGATAACAGTACCTTGCCAAACACCAGTACCAATAGTACCCACAGTTGTAATAGCTGATTGTAAGAAGTGTTCACCTGCAACATAGTTGTCTGTGGCATCGTGGTCTATTTGAGATGAACCACTAATTAATGTTGGTTTACTTGTTATATTATTAAATGCAACTGCATTTGCAGTTACACCCGTCAATCCACTACCATCTCCAGCAAATCCAACTGATGAACTTACTCTTGCATCAAATACAAAGTTAGTATTAGAGTGGTCCCATGTTAATGTTTTATCTGCACCATCAATTGTAATACCTGCTCCATTTGCAGCTGATGAATCTGCTGCTCCACTTGCTATAAGTAAATTTTTATCCTCTATATTAAGAGTTGATGTATTAAGTTGTGTTTGTGTACCTTGTACTGTTAAGTTTCCTAATACTGTTACATCATCACTATTTAATGTAATTGCAGTGTTAAATGATGATGTAAATGTATTTAATGAATCTACACTTATGTCTGAGGATGCTGTACTAGTTTCTAGTGCATCTACTCTACTATCTAAAGATGAGGTAGTAGATTCTATATTATCTAATCTTCCATCAAAAGAAGATGTTATAGTTCCAATTGTTGTACTTTTTGCCTCTTGAACATCTAATCTTGAATCAAGTGAAGATGTTACAGTTCCAATTGTTGTACTTTTTGCTTCTAAAATATCTAATCTACCATCAAAAGAAGCGGTTGTAGTATCAATACCATTTATTCTAACATCAATAGATGCAGTAGTAGATTCTAAGTTATCTAATCTACCATCAAAAGATGAAGTAGTAGATTCTATATTATCTAATCTTCCATCAAAAGAGGAAGTAGTTGATTCTATATTGTTTAATTGAATTGTAGCATCTGCCTGGAAGGTGTTAGATGAACCTGATGTTGATTCTAAATTATCCAATCTACTATCAAATGATGCAGTAGTAGTTTCAACATTACCTAATCTACCATTAATAGTTGTAATATCACTATCTAAAGAACCAGTTTTAGTTTCTAATGTTGTTAATCTAGTATTTTGTGCAGTATTAGTAGTGTTTAGAGAACCAGTTTCTAATTCTAATCTATCTAATCTTTGGTCTTGTGAACCTGTATCGGTTTCTAATTGTGTAATTCTTACATCAAACGATGATGTAGTTGATTGTAGATTTGTTAATCTAATATCAGTTGAGGATGTATATGAATTTAAAGAATCTAAATCTGAACCACTTATGAATCCAAAAGCGGTAATTTGTGCTGAACTTGATAGGTTTGATTGACCAGATAATACTGTACTTGTTGCATATATTGTTCCAACATAAAGGTCTTTCCAATTTTTTGTAGAAGAACCTAAATCATGTGCAGCATTTGATTCTGGTATTAAAGATGAACTTAATGAACCTTGTACAACTATATCATCAGTTGCCTCATCTCCTAAAAATAATTGGCCACCGATTCTTACATCACCACTTGCTGATATAGATGATGCTGTTATATCACCATCAATCCATAGGTTACCATGATTTTTTTGTTCTAATTTTGTTAATGTTACGATATCACCCGAACCTGATAATCTCAGTACCAATGATGCCGAGTCATCGTTTACATATATTTCACCATAAGAAAGCGATGAAGGGGATGAACCTCTCCTTAATTGTATAATAGCTGCCATTAATTACATCCTAAATTTTATATAAATATTCCAAACCTCAATAATTAGGTAATTCTTCACTTATATAAATATGATTTTATTTGATAATAAAAAAAAATCCCCACCGAAGTGAGGATTCTTTATATAAAATGTGTGCCTACGTTTAGAACGTTCCACCATCTAACGTTAGTGTTAGAGATGAAATATCAGTAGAAGATACTAATTGTTTTGAACCATTAGTTACAACTAATTGAGAAGCAGTTAATCCACTTATAATTAAGTTAGAACTAATTGTTACTGCAGTACCATTATCAGAAATTGCTGAATCTACTAATAGGTTAGAAGAATTTACCTTCTGTACGTTATTAGTTGTTGGGTCTGCATTGTAGAAAGTTAAGATTTTTTCTGAACCTTTAACTCCACCAATCCATCTGTCATCACCTGTATTCCATAGTAATGAACCAGAATTTGAAGTACCTTCAGCATCTCTTACATAAATACCACCATCGTTACTACCAGCAGCATTTAATTCAAGAATGTTATCTCCAATTGCTACGTTTGTAGTATCGATATATGTTGTAGTACCACTAACTGTTAAGTTACCAGGTAGTACGATATCAGTTGAAGAAGCACCAATTGTAAGTGTATTTGCACCAACTGTATCAAAGATTGTTCTATCTCCAGCAGCTAAATCTAAATCTGTTAATCCAACAATTGCAGTGATTGTATCACCTAATGAAGTATCAGTAGAACCGATTGTGATTCCATCATTTGCAAGTTTTGAATTTGCGATTGAACCATCTAATTGTGCGTTAGTAATTGTTCCAGCTGAAATCTGTCCAGCAATTGTATCGGCTGTGATTGAACCACCTAATGAAGTAGATGTACCAGCAATTGTAATTGCCGAGTTAGCTAATTTACCATTTGCGATTGAACCAGCAAGTTTATCATTCGAAATCGAACCAGCTAAATCATCATTTGTAATAGAACCTGATTGGATTCCACTACCATTTGTGATTGTTGCTAAAGTAATTGAACCACCTAGTGAAGTAGATGTACCAGCAATTGTAATAGCCGAGTTTGCAAGTTTTCCATTTGCAATTGAACCATTTAACATGGCATTTGTAATACCACTTGCCTTAACTTGTAATGTATCAGAGTCAATTTCAATTGAAGAATCATCAACATTTACGTTAATTGCACCACCCGCAGGAGCAGCTAAACCACTACCAGCAAGTGAACCAGAATCAACACCTACTACAACAGTACCTGATGTACCACCACCAGTAATACCACTTCCTGCAGTTACACCTTCAATATCTCCACTTGAGAATGAAAGGTTTGATTGCATGTATGTCTGTAAGTTTGATACGGTCATAGATTTGTTAGTACCACCCGCACCATCATCAATAGGAATCAAATCAGCACCAGCAGGAGCACCACCTAGAGCACTCGCACCATCAATATCAAGAGCCGATAAAGATACTTTATTTGCAGTTGAAATAGTGTTTAATTTACTATCAGCGATTGAACCAGCCAAATCAGCATTTGTAATAGAACCCGATTGAATTCCACTACCATTTGTAATAGTAGCTAATGTGATTGAACCACCTAATGAAGTAGATGTACCAGCAATTGTAATAGCAGAATTACTTAATTTTGCATTAGCGATTGAACCATCTAACATCGCATTGGTTACACCACCTGCAGCAATTCTTAAATTTTCTGAACCATCATCTTCTAAACCTGCACCAGCAAAATCAGATACATCAATATCTAATGTTACTGAACTGTCTCCACTTTGGTTACTTGTGAATGTACCGCCTGTTTTTAAACCATCACCAGCTGTAATAGTTAAAGTTGAATCGTTAATACCAGCTAATTCAGATACTTGTGAAGATGATGATACGATACCTGAACCATTGAAATCAATTTGTCCATGTGCCAATGTTACATCTGTGTTACCACCTTTACCAAGAATTGTTAATTTCTTAGCATCGGTTTCATAGTAAGGAATACCGTCAACCGAATGGTCGAATGAACCACCAGTTACATCGGGTGCGGTAGCCGAACCTGTTAAAATTTTGTTTGAAGGTGTTAATACATTTCCATCAACTCCAACAAACAGTAAACCAGATTGGTGTACTGATAAGTCAGAACCCGAAGCTATGATTAATTCACCACTAATCGGAGTTATACTTGCAATACGCTCTAATTTACCTCTTCTGTGTTTTATAGTTTGAGCCATAATTTTTAGTTTCCTTTTTGTTTAATTAATATGTAACCATTTTTGAGTATTTACTCCGATTAAAAAAATTCTATATAGAATTATTCTTTTATAAATATACGTTGGTTAAACTTCACCACCGTCTAAATTCGTTTTTTGTACACCTTCTGTAAAGTGAACTGAACCTGTATCAACAGAGACACCACCAGTTAAAGTTATACCATCACCTGCATCTACTTCTAAAGTAGCGTTACCACTTGAAGCTCCACCAGTCAATCCATCTCCCGCAAAAACAGCAGTAATATCACCACTACCGCCACCGCCTCCACCAGAACCTGTCAATGCAGATAAATCAACAGACATTGATATTTGAGTAGAACCACTTAGATTTTCTCCAAATAATGTTAATGTATGTGTTCCATCAAATGATGCACTAACAAAAGAACCACTATGAAATGAGAATGGTGCAAATGTTACTAAATCATCAAATTGACCTTGACCAGGATTTGCTGGAGTAACTGTTGCTTTGAAAAGAGAGCCACTATCTTCTACATATACAATTTGACCATCTGAAAAATAATTTACAGAAGTTGCGTTCATTGTTGAAGCAGATGCATAAGTTTTAAATGCTCCTTTTATCCTATCTACATCAGCGAGTACTATATTGTTACTCTGTGCAGTTGATGATAATTGTACTTTTGAACTAAACGATGGCATATCTTTTTTTCTCTTTTATATAAATATTATTCTCCTCCAGAACCTGATGATGGGTTTAATCCTAAGTTAAAGTTTGTTGAACTTGCAACTTGGTTTGTAGCACCTACCATAAACCAGGTTGTATAACCTACATGAGCTGTTGCTAATGTTATTTGATTAATTTCAGATGCCTCTAATGTATTAGAACCATCAATTGTAGTTCCATCTGTTCCTACCTCTAACACATACTCTCCTGCAGTTGAACCACCATATGAATCTGTTGTAGTTGTTGGAATGCCTCCCATATCTGAACCACTTGGGAATAAAACCACAAAGTGTTTTGCTGAATTTCTACTCATTACACCACTACTTCCCATTGTTCTTAATACATCATGTAAATTAGAACCACTTGCTTCACCTAATTTTGTTGCAGTTTGTGTTCCACCATAAGAATATGTAAATGTTGAATCTCCAATTACATCATCATCTTTTATTTTATCTAAGAATCCAATATTTGAATGTGGTGTTGCAACCGGTGGTGTTGAACTATCTTCTGAATCAATACCAACTGCGGTGTTATAAGTTGCGTTGTTAAATCCTACATCATAAACAAACACTCTACCATAATCAGCTGATGTTGAAACTGTAAAACTTCTATCACTATATGTTGTTGATTCTCCATATGAATCAGTAACTTTAACAGTATATGTGTAAGTTCCAGCAGCTAAATTACCACTTGCATGAATACCAATTGAACTTGAATCAGAGTTAGAATAAACTAAACTTAGATTACTACCACTAAGTGAAGCAGAAAATGGTGTATCACTTTCTGTATCACTTACACTCATACTTACCATAGTTACACCATCTAATGCCAAATCTGTTTCAAATTTTGCAGTTTGATTTGTAAATGATATTGTTGGTGCACTGTTACCAACTACGTTTGCTGTTACTGATTGTACAGTTGTTGTACCAAATGTGTTTGTAAAGGTTACGTTAGATGTTATTGTGTCTCCACTCTGAGTTGCTGAACCACTTAAATCAACTGCCAATGATAAGTTACCATTTGAACTATTAACTGCAATAGCAGGATTTGAAGAGTTTGTGAAAGTACCACTTTGATTTGAACTTAAATCTGCTTGTGTACCACTAAATCCATTTGCATTTGTTCTAATTAATGCACCACTTACTGCCGATTCAACAATTCTAAACGTTCCATTCGTTGAAATACTAGCAGGAGTATCATCATCAATTGGTATGGTAACAATTGCCTCATTTGATGCAGTGTTAAAATTATCTTTTACGATTACTGTATATTGATATTCGTTTATCAAATCAGAATTTATATGTACTCCGGTCTTTCTTGTTACAAGCCCGGCCGAAGTCATTTGGAATGGATTTTCATGTGGGTCTGATGCCTGTGATGTTCCGCCATATGAACCACTTGAAACATTTGAATTATCCAATTCTAGTTTATACAATGTAAAATTACTAAATGTTATAGTATCTGAATCTACATCAGTTGCTGATATAGAACCAACTGTTGCACCATTTGAACTATTTTCATTTATAGATGAAAGAGTTTGGTTATTGATTGTTGGGTGTGCATTATCTGCAACACTTACTGATATTGGTAAAGTAACTATTGCATCATTATCTTGTCCTGCCTGATAGTGTTCATCAGATGCAGATATACTAAATGTATATGTTGGATAGGTTTCATAATCTAATGAACCTGTATTTTGTGTTATATCAACGTAAGTTGAATATTTTGTTATTGAAAAATGGTTTGCAGGTGATATTGAAGATGAATCAATTGTAATTGTATCACTTTCTCCATCAGTAAAAAATACTCTTTTTACTAAAGTACCATCTGAACTATTCTCATTTAAACTAGCCGTTACGTTTGTAATTACATTACCACCAGTTGAACCTTCTCTAAATTTAGGGGCCTCGTTTGGAGTAACTATAATGTGTATTGTTTTATTTGTTGAACTATTAAATGTATCTGTAGCAGTTACTTCTACTTCGTGTGCATGAATACTACCACTTAATGTCGTATTATATGATGATGATGTTGCAGTTTCTGTTAAAGTTATAACTCCACCAGTTGAAACTTTTACTTTATCATCAGTATATGCAGATTGTGTAGTAAATGTTATTGACTGTCCTTCGGCATCAGTTGCTGATAATGTACCCACAGTTGAACCACTAGTTAAAAACTCTGCTATTGTAAATTGTGTAGAGTTTATTGTTGGTGCCGTGTTTGGGAAAAATACTGATGATATAAAATCTTGTATTGAACCACTCGTTCCAAAGTTATTGTTATAAACACCACTTGGTAAATCAGTATTAGATACTGTTCTATTTCCATCAAATGCAATTGAAGATGATAAAGAACCACTTACAACATTTTCTGTATTTAATTTACTTTTTATTGTAGTATCAATAGATGCTGTAAATGAATTTAAAGATGTTATATCAGTTGTAGAACTATAAGAACCAGTATTTGATTCTATTTGGTCTAACCTCTGGTCTAATGAAGAGGTTGTAGATTCTATATTTGTTAATCTTACATCTGTTGAAGATGTATATGAGTTTAATGACGTTGTTGAATCTGATGAAGAAATAAATCCTAAATCAGTAATTTGTTTTGAACCACTAATTGTTCCAGCAGGTGTACTATCTCCACTACTACTTACAAATCCTAAAGCAGTGATTTGTGCTGAACCACTAATAGTTCCTGCAGGGACTGATGAACTTTCTGATACGAATCCAAACGCAGTTATTTGTGCTGAACCACTTATTACATCTGTACTATCTAATGTTCTTAATACTGAACCACTTACAACATCAGTACCATCTAATGTTCTTAAAACACTACCACTAACTACCCCACTTGGTAATTGTGTCAAATAAGATGAAGTAGTTGCACTTATTGCATCAACTTCTGTTTGAATAGATGAAGTAAATGAATCTATACCACTTAATCTTGTATCTGTTGAAGATGTATATGAATTAAGTGATGTTATATCTGTATGGGATGAACTAATGAATCCTAAATCAGTAATTTGTTGTGAACCACTAATTGTTCCCGCGGGTGTTTCTGTTAAATATGAAGATGTTGCAGCAGATATTGCATCTACTTCAGTTTGTATTGAAGATGTAAATGTATTTAGTGAACTTATATCTCCACCTGAACCATACGAACCGGTGTTTGATTCTATTTGGTCTAATCTTTGGTCTAAAGATGCAGTTGTGGATTCAATAATACCAAATCTTGCATCGGTTGAAGATGTATATTGGTTCAGATATGAAATATCTGTTGAACCACCACCGCCTCCACCACCAGTAGAGTTAATTGTAATACCACCACTACCAGAAGTTACAGTTACATTTGTGCCTCCGATAAATGCAGGTTTATCACTTATATCATCATAATCAATTTGTGATGAACCACTAACTACTCCTTCAGGTAAAGTTGATGAAGATACTGATGCAGCAATTGATGAACTAAAGGCAGTATATCCACCAGTTTGGGATATGGTAACTTGTGAACTTCCACTAATTACACCCTCAGCAGTTAATTTTGTCTTAACTCTTGCATCTGTATAATAAAGATTTGATGAACCTTCGGATACATCATCTGTATCACCTTGTACACCACTCAAACTTATTTGTGATGAACCACTAACTACACTATCTGTATTTGTATTTATGTATCTTGAATCAAAAGAAGATGTTAATTGTGATGAACCACTAATTACACCATCTGCATTTGCATTTAAATATCTTGAATCAAACTCTGTTGTAAGTTGTGATGAACCAGATACAATACCAGTACCATTAAACGTAAGATTAGTACCACTACCTACAAATTCAGTTGCAGTTATAGTACCAGATGAAGTTAAATCTTGAGTAACAACACCACTACCAGTTACTACTAATGAGCCAGAAACTAAAAATTCTCCTTCAACTACTGAAGCAGTTACTACACCCTGTATCTGTTTACTTGAAATTAATGTTGCCATATTATCTACTCACTATTTTTCCTCGAACCAAGAAATCGTTAGCAACAATATCATTCGGTTCTAATGCAATACCTTCTTTAAATGTTATAACCAAATCACTGCCATTATCTTCAATTTCGTAAGCAGTTCTATCTTTTAAAATCCCTTGTAAATAAATATAAAAATAATCTTTGTCTTTGTCTATTTTTATTTCTTGGTACACTAATTTTTTATTACTTAGTGTTAAAGTAAACAATTCTCCATCTAATGAAATAGAATCAGGAGTATGAGAATAAATCAAAAAATCATCAATAACCGCGTTAACCAATGAGTTAGCAGTTGCTATTCCATTGTGTGGTGTAATTATATTTGGTTTTTTTCTAGCCATCTATTTGTATATCTCCTGAAATTACAATGTTATCAATTGATGATAACGAGTAATCAAAATTTTCTTTTTTAAATTTAACTAATATATCAGAACCATCTTGTTCAAAAATATAATCTTCTTCTAGTATGTATTGACCATTAATAAAAATATCAAATCTTGCATGTTCTGGTCTATATTTTCTTAATTTTAATTTTAAATCTTTAAATGATGAATTTTTTAAACAAAAAATATGATAATTCGGATGTGAACCATCTAATTCTGTTAATCTAAATTCATCTGGTTCATGAATTTGTTGTAATATGTTTCTTAAATCTTTTATCATAGTTCAATAAACTTTCCAGTCACTCCAAATTCATCATTATTATCTAATTCATAACCTAAATCTGTTGATGTTGCTACTAAATTACCTTCACCATCTAGTGAACCACTTGTAAAGTTAAATAGTAAATCACTTCCACTTACTTCTGTATCCCATTTTGTGTGTGGAATTTTTAAACCATTAATATATACATTGAATTTTTGGTCTTTTGTAAATGAACTAGATAACGATGGTGGTACTGATGGTACTTCTACGTTTGTAATCTTAAATGTATCTCCATCTACTAATGAACCAGATGTAGCACCTCTTAAAGCCATATATTCTAAAGTATCTGAATATTCATTGAGTAAACTTTGTTCAGAATACTTGTTTTTACCACCAGTCAAATCAGTTTCTTGTCCAATTATAACTTTCTTTGGACCAAATGATAATATATTTGTTGGTTTTTTATTAAATTTCTCTGGTAATAGATAAGCATTTGCAACCATATTAAATGTGGTTCTGATAATACGTTCTGAACCTTGTCCTACTTCTTGTTGATTATCAAATGAATCAATTCTTACTCTAAATTTAAATTTATCTTTATTTCCCCAATAATCATCAGTTGCATATTGGAATTGTTCTACTACTTTATTCATATGTTCTGTAAATGATGTCCAAATCATTACTTCATATGTAATACTAACATAATCTGGTACAGTAATGTTATAATTTTGTGTGTTTGGTTGTACACCATTCATTAAACTGAACTTATCGTACTTTTGTTTGTTGTTATATTTTTGATATGTTGGATATGATAGATATCTATTGATGGAATTAGATGCAGCATCTCTTTCTAACGAGTTTCTTTTGTACATTACTAGTGGTAACTGTAATCTTCCTCGAACATCTCTTAAAACACCGTCTTTTCTTGCAGATTTCCATCTTTCTGGATTACCATATAGGACTGGTACTTTAATTTTAGTTCCATTCTCATCAAGTTCGGGCAAAACAACATCTCTCATGTATTCCATGATTGCCAAATCTACATCATATAGAGTTATTGAAAACTTTTCACTTTTAGGAAGTGAAATTTCTTCAGCTCTATTTTTTTTACTTGACCCTTTGAATGGTTCTTTCATTATACTGCCCTTTCTTCTATATTAAGTTGAGAACGTCTCATCATAAACGTTGAACAAATGATTGAGAACTTAGATTCTGTTCTACCAGCTAACATAAAGTCCTCTCTTACGTTATCAATCTCAAAATATCCATTGTTATGGAAAATAACATCACCAATTTCTGGATATAATGCCTTTTCTTCCAATGTGTGTCTGTTAAATCTATATTCTACTTGTTGACTTCTATCGAATCCGAATCCTTCGTAGTTTACTTCTGATTCTTGTCTTTCGATTAGACAGTTTACATCCACTCCTTGATGATATTGCTTACCTAAAGATTCCCCATACAAATTTGTTCTTGATTCAAATGTTGAAAGTTTAAACAATTGTATGGTGGTAGTTACAATATCTTCTACTAACTCCTCTGAAAAATGTTTGAAGAGAGTTATATCATTTGGACCTGTAAACCTAGCCATAATTATCCTATATAAATATTAATAGGTACTTTCTGCATCAACTTTTGTTGATTTTCAGCATTTTCAGCTTCAGTTTCATACCTAACTTTGTTAGAAACTTCTTGTAAATTTTCTCTTAATTGTTCTATAAGGGCATCTTTTTCTGTTTGTGCCTCTGCCCTAAGTGCCGCACCATCTAAAGAAACCTCTGAACCAGGTATTGGAACAGTAGAATACTTTTCTCTGATTGCTCCTAATAGTTCTTTTGCCAATGCTAATGAATATTTTCTAATCCATTGTTTACCCACATCATTTATTTGTGTGTAGTTCATAAAATCATATCCAATGTTTGAATAATCTGCAACTACACCTGGAGTAATAACAGTAGAGTTATCATCATAATCATCTTTTACAATATATTCAAACCAAAGTTTATAAGTTGAAGTTGGTCTTGGCCATATTTGTAATTTATTGTTAACAATATTAAATGTGAATGCAGATTTTCTTATCTGGTCATTAAATTCAATATGTTGGAATCTTTGTAAATCCTCAAATATAGGCATCAACATAAATTGTGCTGCTGGTGAGAATGAACCGAATCCAAATTCATCAACTAAGTTAAGTGTTCCTTGACCACTAACTGAATATGGGTCGAAGAATCTATTAATTGATGGTGTACCTTCGTAAAATACCTTTGTTATATCTAATCTCTTACTACTTTCACTAACATCTCCCCATAAAGTTTGTAAATCATACGATTGTGTGTAAGGATTAGTTTCTACATATCCTTTTTTAACATCTGTTCTACCACCTACGTTGGCGTAAGTACCATATGATTCTGATAATTTAATTGTGTGAGGTAGTGGTGAACCTGCAACTTGTTGATGGGTTAGGTTTGAACCAGTCGGTTTACCTAATGTTGAACCCAAGTTATTTCTAATGTTAAATTGATTGATTTGGGCACCATATTCAGATACGGCCTCCTCAAAACAAGCGTAAAAATTTAAATCTACTAGTTCTACATCTATGATTGGATAACCTAACCTTCTAGCACACCAATTAGCCACCTTAGGGCCATCCGATTGGAAGGTAGTATCCGCATCATAAATACCAAATGGAGTTGAACCTGATATATCGTTTTCAACTGAACCAGTCCAATATGTTAGTGTACTCATATGATATCTCCTTTATATACTTTACCAACTATAAATATAAGACAATAAAAAAGGGGATGAAAAATCACCCCCTTTAATAAAATAAGTATTATATTATCGATTATACGTTTTGTATATCTTTGATATAAACTTTACCATAGAACTCAGGTCTTACCATCTTCTTAGCATATCTTGTCATCACACCTCTTCTTGGAGTGAAGTTTTGTGGGTCATATACTAATGGAGTCATGATAAGTGGAACGTATGGTGCGTAAACAGCTCCAGTCTCTAAGAAGTTACTTCCTTTGAATCCTAACAAGATTTCGTTGTTAGTTTGGTAAGGATTCTTATAAACTGTATATCTGTTAGCTAAAGAACCAACTGTTGATACACCAGCTGCAAACTGTCCAGCATCTTTATCAGCGTTTACAGAGAAAGCTGGGATAGATTCTAGGATAGTACATACATCTGGAGAAGCAACGATAAAGTTAGCTCCACCTCTAAGTGTTAATTGGTGAATCTTGTTAGAAACTTTGTTAAGTTTAGTACCAAGAGTCTGGAACCATGTGTTCTTTTGGTATGCAACACCAGTTGTTACTGCACTCCATGCTGAACCATTCCATTCTTCACCGATATTTACAGACCAGTACTCAGTAGTTAAAGCATTGCTTCTTAACAAGTCTAAGATTTCTAAGTCAATCTCTAATGAGATATACTCAGATAACATAGAAGTTAATTCAGCTTCAGCATCAATACTGTGGTAAGCATTAAGGTCTTGAGCTAACTCAGGTGTCCATACTGCTTTTAGTTTTCTAGTCTTAGCAACGATAGCCTCAGATTTCAACTCTAGGTCGATTTCTGGAATATCTAACGCAGTTCCTGCAGAACCAGAAGTGTTTAAGATAGCATCTCTATCTTCAAAATCACCTCTATCACCAGCAGAGTTTACTTTAGAAAAGTTTACTTCAACGTCTTGTACTTTTTCTGAACCAGAGAAGAAAAGAACGTAGTTATCACCAGATACTCTGTTGAATGCACTTAAGTTCTCGTCAATAAATGAACCAGAATTAGTTGTTAAAGTAAAACTTCTGATTGCGTCATCATCAGCAGATGAATCGATATCAGATTTTGCAATTGTTACTTTGAAGATGTCTCCAGCAGCAACAGATGCAGTATATCTACCGTCGTAGTATAAATCATCATATACAGAAGCAGTTGCAACAGTTGCATCAGCTTTTGCGATGAATTTATTTTGGTCAGGTTGTGTGTAACCAAATCTACCGTCTCCATAAAGACCGTTTTTAGCTACGTTAGTTGAACCTAAATCACTTCCGTCACCACCAAATAGTGAAGAACCAGAGTAATTAGAGCCACCAAATTGACCGTTGTTGTATTTAAAGTCTAAATAAAAGATTAGACCTGAAGGTAAGTTCATCGGTTGTACAGAAACAAATTCCTTTGCACTGATTTCACCGAAGATACGTCTTACCAATGGTAAAGCTACACCACTCCACTCTTCATTACCTGTTCCGGTAGAAGTAGAGTTAGCTTCGTCAAGCAATTGTTTTGCTTGGTTTTCTAAAAGAACCGACATCTGATGTTGGTCTCTTTCTTTCAAACCTTCAAGAAGTCCAGTTTGTTCCCATTTGTTCTTTAATCCTCTTGTTTCCTCGAGCATTACTGATTGTGGGTTCTTTCCTTCTGTCAGTTTGGATAAATCAAAATTTGCCATTTTTTTCTCTCCTTAAAATTATTAAATTAAATAATGTTTGCTAACTTTTTAAATCTGTCAGCAATAGCGTTAGTACTCTCTTCGATTATTTCTTTCTTTGGAGCCGTTGAAGCAGATGCCTTAGAAGCGATTCCTTCTGAGATTTTCTGTTTCTTAGTACCACCAATGAATTTCATTGATTCTGCGAGTGTACTGAATACCAATTTCACCTCTCTTACAGATGTTGTTCTGTCAAGAGTTTCAACCACCTTAACTTTTTGGTCATTAGTTAAGTTGTAAGAACGGAATAATTTGTTAGCGAATAATAGTTTAGCATTTAAAAGATTTACCTCGTTGATAGTTTTCTTTAAAGATTTGATAGTAGAAATAGCCTCTTTTAATTCAGATTTTGTTTCTTCTAACTCATTGCTTTCTTCAACTTCTTCGTGGTCACCTTCTTCAACTTCTTCTTCTTCACCATATCCCATTTCTCTTAGAATTTCATCTAAGTCGATATCTTCTTCAACTTCATCTTCTTCGTGAGAATCTTCTGCCACTTCATCAGCTGGAGCTTCATCTTCCTGCTCCTCACCTTCGTGGTGTTCTTCCTCATGTCCGTCAACTACGTCTTTAGCGATATCTTCAACTTCACCTTCTTCTTCATCATCGAGTTCTTCTTCCATATCAGATTCTAACTCTCTAATGATAGCTTCAAGGTCTAGTTCTTCGTCCACATCTTCTTCTTCGTGTGAATCTTCCTCGATGTTTTCGTCAACTTCCTCATCATCGTGTGAATCTTCTGAGATTGAAGCATCATCAGCATTAGTAACATCCGCAGGAACTCCGCCTCTATCTGAGTCAGGTTCTCCAGCTTCACTTACTTCTTCTGATTCTTCATCTTCTTCTTCTTCACCTTCTTTAAGGTCATCAACTTTGTCAAGGTTACTATCTTCTGCACCAACTTCGCTAGATTGTTTAGTTGTTTCTGGGTCTAAGTCAGTATGAGCCTCATCGTACTCAGGTTCTTTGTTATCTCCAGCTCCAATTTTACTTGAATCTACATTTTCTTCTACTTCTTCTGAATCTTCCTCTTCTTCTTCATTCATTTCTGCTTGAAGTTTTTTAGATAAGATAGATTGCAGTTTAGGAGCAAAAGCTTCTTCTAATGCGATTTTAGCATTAGCAATTGCAGTTTCTCTAACGGCTTTAGCATCAGCGATAGCTTCTTTCAATAGTTTTGAATTTGCCATAATTAGCCTTTCGTTTTTGCCTGAAAATATTTGGGATTCTCAATAATGTTAGGTCGATTGTTTGGTCACTACATATAAGGATGAGTATTCATTAATCAACTAAAAAAACACACAACTGATGTGTGTGTTACTAATATAAGTATTATGATAGAGTAAAAAACGCTATTTTCTATTTCCCTTCTTTCTTTTCTTTGTAACTAATCTAAGTTGGGTATTACCATCATCTATCTTTTGTAAGATAACATTTCTTTGGTTTTCTCTAATAGCTTGTTGTTTTTGTTTTCTACGAATTGTAGTTGGTTTCGTATATTCTTGTCTTTTTCGTACTTCAAATAAGTGACCAGATTCACTTACTCTTCTCTTAAATATCTTTAATGCTTTTTGTATGTCTCCTTTTCTTACTTGAACTGAGACTAGTTTTGGGTGTTTACTCATTCTCCTTTTTTTAACGTAACTTATATAAATATATACTATGAACCTTTTCCGGTCCCACTTTTTCTTCCACCAGTATGGGTAGAAACATTTATTGGTTTTTTACCCTGTCCTCTTGATTGAGAACCACCTC